TATATTGAGTAGCAGCAACTGCGCTTCCACCACCAGTACCAGCTGTAACAGCTCCGGCAGTTGTAGTTGCAATGGTATAACTATTTCTCTTAGCTGTTACAATTGTATGTGTTTTATTAATCTCACCAACTGCTACACCATTAAATGTAGCCGCACCTGCTATAGTAACAGTATCTGCTGCAGACATTCCATGATTTAAGTGAGTTACTGTAATAGTATTAGAACCTGCTGAACCAGCTGTTGTTAAGAATGGATTAGTCTGTAAGTTACGTGAAGGATTCTCTTCATTAAATAAAGTTGCAGCCTTATATTCTCCAGTAGTAAAGTTAGCACGGTGTAATTCAAACATTAAATCTGACCCTTGGTCTGGTGACCATGTACTTGCATTTTGTGATTTAAACATTACACCAGCATACGGTTGCTTCATTATGATATCACCATTGGTATCTTCATTACCTTGCTTGGCATATCTAACTTTATAGTTATCTGAATTAGCCCAAACCACAAAGCAATATTCCACATCCTGCTTTAAGTATACAGGGTCTGGGAATACAAATTGTGTAACGGTAGTTCCATCGGCTGTAATAGCCGCTGGTAATATACTTACTTCAGAGAATGGTACTATTGTCTGGGTTGGATGTCCATTATCCATAGTCCTAATATCTATATTAAGAGGAATAGCTGCATCTTTATTAGTAACATATAAGTCTAATGCTGTAACAAAACAGCCTCCGGCCATAGTGACCAAGAAGGATTGTGCTAATGGGTCACTCCATATTCTACAACCTTTTTTAGCTGGATTGCCTCCGGTAGTAATTGTATTTGTAACTGGTGAATAATTAAATACTTTCGTTTTCCACGGCGTAGGGGATGAAGGTGATGGGAAAACTGTCCACACCGTTGGTTTTGGAACACTAGCATTAGTTAAATCATTATAGATTGGATTACTATTAGTCTGAGAATTTGAACTACCAACACTTGAGGCCGGTGGCGAATAAGCAGGTAAGTCAAACTCATTTGTTGAAGATGTTGTATCAGAAATTTGTTGAGTATCGGTCACAGATTCCATCTTAACACTAGGTGTTCTTGTAGACAGAATTACATTTTCTACTTGCTCCAATTGTCCTTTAGCATAGTATGTTCCAAATGCCGATGTTGTCACTGTCGTTAAATCAGTAGGTGTGGCTGAATCACATAAGACAAGTTGTTTTTGACCAGAAACAAAGTTTACAGTACTATTATTTGGAATAAAGAATGTTCCAGCAATAGTACCGGCAGCATCAGTTGTTAATGCCGTTGCACCTAATGGGTGAGCGGTTACAGTGTTTGGTCCAACTAATGCAACAGGGTCAGTATCACTAGCATTATATGCCCTAACATAATCATCAACACGAACACCACCAAAGTATACAAATACTGTAGTAAGTGGCTTCATCAAGGTTGCTTTAAAGTGGATAACCCTTGACCTAATATAAGGTCTAAATGCAAGTGAAACTTGTCTATCACCTTGATTTTCTATCACGGTTCCAGTTTCAATAGAGGTTTTTATACCTGTCCTATCTTTAGTTCCTGTTTTTGTGGTTGTAGTTATATCACTAGTAATTCTTCCCCATTGGTCATATGTATGCTCAGTATTAGAGGATTCTCCAGTCCAGTTAGTTGCCCAAGAACCCCAGACTGTGCCTGTTGCAGTTGAAGCTTGTAATGAATCTAATAGTGCATTATATACTTCATCATTATTTAAAACTACCTGTGGACGTCTATCAATATCTTTCCACTCATCTGAATTCGGGTCCATCTCCATTCGTCCAGTCCAGTTGAATACTGAATATGGATTAACATTAATCTCATCAGAACTTTGCTTTTGGGTAATGAATGGTGTATGGGTATAAGGTAAGGTAACTAAAGAGTTGGTCTTTGTAGTCTCAGAGTTATATGTTCCACCAGTGGAATAAGTATCATATAATAATTTTGAATTACCTTCTGAAAATAAAGGTCTTAACGCGCCGCTCTTAGGGTCAATACCCGCTTTATATTCTATTGAATTTGTTCTACCAACCTTAGTTGACTTAAATGAATCTACTAAGAAACCTGCTTTAAATCTTAATGTACCTGTAGTTGGATTTAATACTTGTAATGCATTTGCCTCTGTCTCCAATAGAGATAGTGTGGTATAGTATTCAAGATTTTGAACACGTTTTTCAATCTTACCAATATCCCTCATGGTATAACGTTTATTATCTATATATTTTATTTGTACTTCACTTGGTGTTAGTGTATATGCAGGTACATATAAATGATAAAGAACCATTGAACCTTTTGGTGGTTCAGGAGATATTGGATTTAAATCCGATACACCATAAACAACACCAATGGTACCATTCTTATCAATATAAATTAAATCCCTTCTATGGAGATAGAATTGTACATCTGTTTGGAATTGTGTATTTGGTGTAGGACATACTCCCACCGATGCATTGGGTTCAGTGGCTACATTAAATGTATCAACGACTTGGTCATCACCCATTCTAGGTCGGAAGTCAACCGCACTTCTTAATTCAATACCATCAAAACTAGGAATGTCTTCATAATCAATATCATTAGCAAGGTCATAAGAGTCTATTGTGAAGAAGTCACCGGCAGTGTGAGTGAAGTAAGAATAGTATACTGTGATATTACCAGAAAGAGCATAGTTAGAAGTTGGTTTGATTCTCCATTTACCATGTCCATAATATGCACCAGTTTGTCCAGTATCAAATTCAAAGTTATCTTTAATTTCTGCACCACCTACATCAAGTACTGATGTAATCTCAATAATATCACAATGGTTTATCCTTTGCCATTGTCTATAATCAGTTGGTGCGTTATATGTTACTGGTGTATTACCAGTAGCTTTATTTTTTGATTTATGGTCTAGTGTTCTTGTTGTAGGTGCAAATAAAGTTAATGAAGTTGAATTTGCTATTGCTCCTAATCCAGTAATAGTAATTGTAGATGCACCTGAACCTGGATTGTTTACAGCTATATCACCTACAGCTATTGTTACTCTAGCATTAGTAGCATTATTAATTAAAATCCATTGTTGTAAATTGGCTGTACTTGCCGCAACAATTGTTTCATTTGAAGTATCACCAGAAAATTGAACCGAACCGCTTGACAATGCTGAAGTAGGAGTACCCATATTTCTATTGCTAGAAAATTGATAATTAAAATCAGTTGTACCATCGGTTTGTGAGTTACATGTTTTAACTCTTGATTGAGGAAGTGCAAATATTGCAGTATCATCTCCTAAGTTTGCATCAATAATGGTTGCAGTGAATGAACCAGTAGTACCTGCTAAAGTATAGTCATCATTAGTAGTATCAATTGTGTGTGCAGTAGTTGTCACATAATCAAATACGTGTAATCTTTGTGTGGTTGCAGTTAAACCCTCAACTGCTCTAACACGTAATGTACCAACAACTGCAGCACTTTCATTTTTAATATTAATCTTTTCAAGCGTTACTGTGTCTGGGTAGGATACCATAGTTGAAACATCAACATAGTTATTTGACTCCACTTGGACAACCCTATCTGTCACTAATTGGGAATTCCTTGCTTTATTAACATCTAAAGATGTTGCTGAAATTAAATTTATTTCATAACCTTCAACATATGCTTTTGCTGGTTCAATAATAGTTGTAAATTTAGTGGCGTCAGAACCATGTGCTTGGAAGGCTGCTATAAATGGTGTTACTGTATAGTTACCAGATTCGTCATATGTTCTACGTGCAAGTGTATCACCTATTTTAGAATATTCAGTTGGTCTATTATCTTTTACAACAGTACCTTCTGATAATCTAACTAATAAAATAAAATCGCCACTAGTTGAAGTGGAAGCACGGGTAGAAAATATAGCACTTAATTTATATCTATGAGCACCTGGAGCAGACTCATTAGGAGTACCCGTAGCATTATCATTTAATGTTGCATCACTACCTGAACTGACAAGGGATTCAGTGACAAGTAAGCCAATATCAATGGTTGCATTTGTATTATATTTTTCAATTACAATTGTCTTAGCTTTTACTGCTACAAAGTTTTTCTTTATATAATAAACACCATTAGCAATAGTTGCAATACAACCATAACCAACAGCTGTAATAGAAGAAACATTAATTCCAGTACCTGTAACTGTTGAAGAAGTTGTGTATTTTGCACCGCTTAAATATTGTACATATAAAGTAACTGGGTCTGAACCATCAATAGCTATTGCATGAAGAACCTTAGCGGTGTTAGTACCATCAGTAAGTGTTACACCAATAAAGTCTGTAACGTCTGTGGTTGTTGTAGTAATTTTTAAGTAGTCACATTCATTATGAACATGAAGTTCACCAGCAACGCTAGAACCTTCCTTAAATAGGTGGTCACCCGTAGATGATATTTGATTTTGTAATTGTGATTGAAGCTGAGTCAGTTCTCTTGCTTGTACAGCCTTACCTGGTCTAAATAATATTTTATTATATTTTTCTTTAGGACTTAGACCGTCCGCACCAGCGGCTTCAAAATCGTCCCAGTATGGTTCTACGTTAAATGCTATTGCCATTTTTCTTCCCTATTAAAATGCGATTACTAATCTTACTGTCTCTACTTGCCCATCGGCTCTTGTGGTTGCTGTTCTATTTTCAATAAACATTACCTCACCTGAATGATGATTAATCAAAGGTGCTGTTACTGCAGTAATATCTTGTCCTGCAATTGATGTACCTTCAGCCCTAAGGAAATGAGTTGCAAGGAATGTACCAAAGCCTGTAGCTTCATTTTGAACATACCATACAATACCATTGCTTGCATCATATTCTACAACCATACCTTTAGCACCAACGGTACCACTAGTATGACCTTCAACTATTTGGTCAGCCGTGAATGTAACACCTGTAGCAACTACAAGTTTTTTACATACATTATATGCACTACCTTCTGCAATTTGAGCAATAGTACCCGAACCACTTGATGTAGTAGCGATGGCTTTAAATACTTCTCCAACAACTGGGTTACCACTTGTTGAACCTGCAGTTTCCCAATGTGTATCAGTAGATGTACCCATTGTTAAAATCTTATAAAAGTTACCAACTACCATAGAGCCAGCAGTTGAAAGAGTTGCTGTCTCATTAGCTTGTTCAATTGGATTTTTAATAAGAGCTAATTGTCTAAAGTCATTTGAATCAGGAATAGTACCCGACTCATCACCTGTAAATGTAGTATTAATTGTTATATAATGTGAACGTAAATCATTATTTGGATTTGCACCATATCCACCTGGAGGACCAATCACTGGTCTTATTGCACCATTTGAACCTCCACCGCCGGTTATTGTAACCGTAGCGTGGGTATATCCTGTGCCGACATTAGTCATTGTAATATCTGTAATAGCTCCACCAGATACCGTGGCCGTAGCCGTAGCACTTGCGCCATCACCGACAATAGCTAATGTTGGAGCTGATGAATATCCAGTTCCTGCTGTTGTAATTTTCATATTATATATTGCACCATCAATTGCGTTGCCTTGTACGGCCCATTGATTTGTTAAGCCTGCATCAGCACCGCCTGCTGGTGCTTCAGTTAAAACCCTTGTTGGTATAAATGATGCTGTTAAAAACTTAGTTACATCAGTAGCTGGGACTGTAAACATATATTTCCATATATAGCCATCTGAGCCTGAGTGATTAATAACACCGGATGTTTGAACACCGGTAGTATCTGGGTTTGTTGAAGAAGTTCCTGAACCTGATTTTAAGCACATATATACATTATTATTATCTGTAATAACAAAATATTTTTTGCTCTCAATGTTAGTGTCTTGGTCATCATATTCTATATAAGTTGTGCCAGAAACCCATAGGTTTCTTGGTGCACAATGAACAATGTCTGTACTAGCTATTTTCTTCATGGCAAACATGTTTTCCCATAGAGTATTATTAGCATAGTCATTTTCGTATGGGGTGTCCGGTACTGTATCATCAGTCCATGCATTAGCCCGTCCCAAAGCCATATAGAATTGATTTGATGCAAGACTAGCCAAGAAATTATCTGTTGTATCTAATCTAAATCTGCTAGTTATTATTGCTGCCATGTCTTTTCCTTTATTTTATGTTATACCCCTAAGGGGTATGTTGTACGAGTGAACTTGCTCCACCCAATCCGAATTGTAAACCTATATTGTTATTTATAGCATCTTGAACTGTATATCGAGAAAAATCGCTATTTGGTCCCAAATATCTGAACTTCATGTTGTCCCAATGGTTCCACATACCTATTCTACCTCCACCTGAACCAATATTATAAGTTCCAGTTGTAGTAAATGGTATATGAGTCCAACTTATTTCCCATAAATTTGAATTGAAACTTACTGGTCCAACTTGGAATGCACCTATATTAAAGTTAATCTTACCAGCTGGTAATAACCAACCATATTGTGCTTGTGTATTTGATGAAGTTAATAAGTTAATAACAATTGATATCTCACCAAAAAACTTAAACCCAGCTGGATGAACTAATCTTGTAAATGCATTCTTCCAATCAGCTATATTTTTACCAGTCCTAAGAACATATGAGAACTTTTGGTAGTAATAAGAGTCCTGTAAAAACTTTTTGTCTGATAAGAAACCATCATTGGTAGTAAACAATCCTTTAGAATATGTCGTTACAACATCATTATTTGCTAATGCACTTGTGAATGTTAATCTATATTTAGTTACACCTGAATCTGAATATACTTCCTCAACGTAATCTGTGGTTGGTGTCTTATATACATCATTAACAAATACTACTTCATCATCAAATAATGCTGCTTGGCCACCATCATTATTTCCACTAACTACTGTTGGTGTGCCACTAATTGTGAATGTATTTGATG